GGTAGCGCTCTTCCTCGTCGGCCTGGCCGCGATCGTGCTGGGCATCGGCGGCCTCGCCGGCATCTGGTGGGCACTGCTCACCCTCGGTCTCGTGCTCGTCGGCCTCGCCGTCCTCACCGAGGTCGGCAGCCGCGCCGAGACGAAGCCGAAGGACGCGAAGCCGTGAGGGCCCTGTCGGCGCTCGCGGGCATGGCCGCGCGCGGCCTCTCGCTCGAGGACCCGTCCCAGCCCATCACCGGCGGCGCGCTGCTGTCCCAGCTCGACGACCCGACCCAGCTGTGGGCGGGCGGCGACCGGGTCGTGGACCCGATGCGCATCGGGGCGGCGCTGCGCTGCGTGCAGATCCTGTCCTCGGGCGTGGCCGGGTGCCCGCTGTACGTGCGCGACCGCGCGACGAACCAGCGCGTGACGATCCCGGCCCTGGTGAAGAACCGCGTCGGGACGACGCCGTTCGAGATGTGGGAGACCGTCGTCGGGCACCTCGCGCTGTGGGGCAACGCGTTCGTCCGCAAGATCTACAGCGTCGGCGGGCGTCTCCTCGACCTCGTCCCGATCCACCCAGCGCGCGTGACGATCAAGGTCGTCGACGGCGACTCCGTCGGACTGCCCTACGTCAAGCTGTTCGTCGTCGACGGCCACACCAGCGACCCGCTCACCGAGCGCGACGTCATGCACATCCCCGCCATGTCGCTCGACGGCGTGCAGGGCCTGTCCGTGATCGGGAACATGCGCCGCACGTTCGGGCTGGCGACCGAGGCCGAGAAGCTCGCCGCGCGCCTGTACGAGAAGGGCTTCCTCACCTCGGGGTTCATCACGACCGAGGCCACGCTCGACAACGAGAAGGCGACGATCCTCAAGGACCGGTGGCGCGCGAAGCTCGCCGGCACCGACAACGCCTACGAGGTCGCGGTGCTCGACAAGGGCGCCAAGTGGCAGCAGCTCACGATGAACCCCGTCGACGCGCAGTTCCTCGAGACCCGACAGTTCCAGACGACCGAGATCGCGCGGATCTTCGGTGTGCCCGGCTGGATCATCAACGACCAGGAGAAGTCCACCGCCTGGGGCTCCGGCATGGAGCAGCAGTTCATCGCGTTCGTCGTCATCACGCTCAAGCCGTACTTCAACCGCATCGAGCAGCGCGTGACGCGCGAGGTCATCGACCCCGAGTCCGAGAAGGCCGAGTTCAAGGTCGAGGGCCTGCTGCGCGGCGACTCCAAGGCCCGCGCCGCGTTCTACGCCTCCGGCATCCAGCACGGCTGGATGGTCCCCAACGAGCCACGCGAGCTCGAAGACCTCCCGCCCGTCGAGTGGGGCAACGAGCCCTACCGCCCGTACAACGAGCCGGCCAACGCCAACGCCGGGACCAGCAAGGGAGGCGACGATGACGACGACGCTGACGCGTGAGACCGCGCGCTCCGCCGGTGCGAGCGCGGTGCTCGAACGACGCACGCGGGCGCTCGCGGACACCGACGCGCGTCTCGTGCGCGCCGACTCCGACGACGCGGACCGCCGGTTCACCGGGCACGCCGCGGTGTTCAACTCGCGGACCGCGATCGGGAACCCGCTCAAGTGGGGCTGGTACGAGGAGATCGCGACCGGCGCGTTCGACAAGACCCTCGCCGAGGGCGACGCGCGCTTCCTCGTCGACCACGACACGCGTCTGCTCGTCGCGCGCGTCTCGGCCGGAGACCTGCGGCTGTCCACGGACTCCGTCGGGCTCGCGGTCGACGCCAACCTCGACGACGAGCTGTCCTACGTCCGTGACCTGACGCGCAACCTCGAGAAGCGCCGCATCACCGGCATGTCGTTCGGGTTCTACGTCGTGCGCGACGAGTGGACCGAGATCGACGTCGAGGTCACCGGAGGCGACGGCAAGACGACGACCGAGACCGCCTACCTGCGCACGATCACCGAGGTGCGTCTGCTCGAGGTGTCCGCGGTGACGTTCCCCGCCTACGAGGACACCGACGCCGGCCTGCGCAAGATGGCCGACGAGGTCCGCACCGCGCGCGGCCTGCCCACCGACCACCCCTCCGCCTCTGAGGGGACCCGTCCCGCGCCGGCCGACGCCACCCGGGACACCACCACCACGACCGACCCCGCGCCGGCAGAGACCACCCGGGGTGTCGAGAGGCTCGACGAGCGCGCCCGCGCTCTCGCGATCCGCTACGGGCTCCCGCGCCGGTAGCGGCGACACAACCGACATCCCACCGCCCCACCACGGGGCTGAGCTCAGGAGGAGCATCATGCGCGCACGCCTGCGCAAGCTGTACGACGAGCGGGCCGCGGCCTGGTCGAAGGTCCAGGACATCCAGGACCGCCGTTCCCGCGACGGCTACGAGCCGTCCGAGGAGGACGGCGAGACCTACACCCGCGCCCTCGACGACGTCGAGAAGCTCGGGAAGCAGATCGAGGACGAGGAGCGCGCCGACCGCCTCGGCGCGACGTTCGACCGCGCCGAGCCCGGCTCGCGCTCCACGAACCCGCGCCCCGCCGAGGAGGAGGAGCGCGACGTCTCCGACGAGTACCGCGAGGCGTTCGGGTCCTACCTGCGCCGCGGCGACGCCGGGATGACGCCCGAGGGCCGCTCCCTGCTCGAGCAGGGCTTCGTCGCGCTCGAGGACCGCGCCCAGGCAGCCGGAGTGGACGCCGCGGGTGGGTACACCGTCCCTCGCGAGTTCCTCGTCCGCATGATCGAGGCGCTCAAGGCGTTCGGCGGCCTGCTCGGTGTCGCGGAGGTCCTCAACACGACGTCCGGCGCGCCGCTGCAGTGGCCCACGAACGACGACACGGGCAACGTGGGCGCGATCCTCTCGGAGAACACCCAGGTCACCGAGCAGGACTTCGTGTTCGGCTCGGCGAACCTCACCGCGCACATGTACACCTCGAAGATGGTGCGCGTGTCGCGCCAGCTCCTGCAGGACACGGCGTTCAACCTCGAGGAGTGGCTGCCGCGCAAGCTCGGTGAGCGCATCGGCCGCGCCGCGGCCGGGCACTTCGGCACCGGGACGGGCACCGGGCAGCCCCAGGGCATCGTCACGGGCCTGACGAAGGTCACCCCGACCGCGACCGCGCTGAAGATCGGCTACGACGACCTGGTCGACCTCGAGCACTCGGTCGACCCGGCGTACCGGCAGAGCCCGACCGTGCGGTACGTCCTGCACGACTTCGCGCTGCGCGAGATGCGCAAGATCAAGGACACGACGAACCGACCGCTGTGGGTGCCCGCGATCGCCGGCGGCCCGCCGTCGACGATCAACGGGTACGCCTACACGATCGACAACTCGCTGCCCGAGCCCGGCGCCGACGCGAAGCCGATCGTCTTCGGCGACATCCGCGCGGCCTACGTCGTGCGCGTCGTCAACGGCGCCCAGACCCTGCGCCTGGCCGAGCGCTACGCCGACTACCTGCAGATCGGGTTCCTCGGCTTCCAGCGCATCGACGCCAAGGTCCAGGACACCTCGGCCGCCGCCGCGCTCGAGATCACCGGCGCCTGACGTCTCGCGGGGGCGGGGTGAGCCCCGCCCCCGCCCCCGCGAGCTCCACCCACCCCCTGCACCACGCACGAGGAAGGACCCCGTCATGACCGGAACGAAGCGCACCACCGCCACGAAGGTGCCCCAGACGCCGGAGGGCGCCGTCACGGCGCCCACGACGCCCGAGGACGCCGCCCCCGTGGTCCAGACCCCGGAGGCCGCGCGCGACGTCGTCGCGGTCCCGTCGCTGCGCGCTGACGGCACGCCCGATCAGACGTCCGGGTACGTCGCGCTCGTCGCCGACGTCGACGCGCCGGCCGACCGCAAGGGCGAGTAGCTCCATGCCGGAGTCCCCGAGCGAGCCGTTCGTCACGCTCTCCGAGTTCGCCGACCACATCAACGCGCCGTCCTACGCGACGGACGCGAAGTGGAAGACGAAGCTGCAGGAGGTGCTCGACGCCGCGCTGGAGAGCGTCGAGGAGAAGGTCGGCCCGCTCGGGGACGCCGCGCGCACCGAGCGCGTCTACGCCACGGGCCGCTCGCTCGTGCTCGGCGCGACGCACCTCGAGTCCGTCACGTCCGTCGTCGACCCGCACGGCAACACCGTGACGATCAACGAGAACACCGACGTCAACCACCTGTCCGGCATCGTCGAGATCCCGCGCGCGACGAAGGGCTCGTGGCGCGTCACGTACCGCGTCGTGCAGGACAAGGCGTCGCTGCGCCTGGCCGTGAAGATCATCGGCGAGCACCTGTGGGAGACCCAGCGCGGATCCCGCGAGGGCGCGCGCGGCGCGATGATGGGCCAGGCGGCGTCCGACGGCGACGGCCACCTGCGCGGGTTCGCGATCCCGCGCCGCGCGGCCCAGCTCATCCAGCCGTTCGTGAAGCTCCCCGGGATCGCGTGATGCTGCCCGCCACGACCCGCGTCCCCGAGGCGATCGACGCCCTCATCACGCTGCTCGCCGACGTCACCGGGATCCAGGTCACCGATGGCGCGTACATCGGCGAGCTCGCCGACGAGGCGCTGTGCGTCGGCCTCACCGAGGGCCCCGACCGGCCCGGGTACAGCGTCGCCGTGACCCGCCAGGAAGGCCTCGGACGCCCCCGGCTGCGCGAGGAGATCACCGTCCGGTGCTTCCTGTCGCTCATCACCGGCACGAACGACACGAAGGCGCTGCGCGACCGCGCCGGCGACCTGCTCGGCAAGATCGCCGAGGCGCTCGCGGACGACGCGCACCGACCCGGTGTGTGGGACCGGGCGCTGCTCGGCGCGAACCTTGAGTGGATCCCGGTCCTCGGGCCGACCGGTGCGACCCTCGGCGTCCTGTTCGAGGTCGACGGTACGAGCCTGCTGTGAGCCCAGACGCCAGCGCCTACGGGAC